CTCCGCATTGGATTTCCGGGCTTCTTCTCCGTGCGGATGGATACGAATGCAGCTTCTATAAAAAAGATTAGGAAACCGTCAGATTGCACCTCCTGCCAAGGCTATAAGGTAGGAGGTGTTTTTTAAATGAATGATGAGAATAAAACAGTAACGAAAATTACAGAGCCGAGCAGTTCACCTGCCCTTATGAAATCACGCATGACGGAGGAACAGTTGTGTGGTGATTATAAATATTGTATGGCACAGAAAATGACAAAAACACTGCTCGATAAGGGCCTGATTTCCGTGGATGAATTCACCAAAATCAGCGCAAGAAACCGCCAAACTTTCTCCCCATATTTAGCGGAGATTATGCCCTAAATGACTTGATATATCAATGGTTCTATGGGAATATGTCCATACCGAAAGCGAGGTGAGTTGATGAAATGTATAACAAGAATTGCAGAAAATAAAGCCTTATCAGTTAAAGAGAAAATCCGTGTTGCAGCTTATTGCAGAGTCTCTACAGCAAGTGATGAGCAGCTGATAAGTCTGGATACGCAGAAGGCGCATTATGAGGAGTACATCAAGTCAAATAATGAGTGGGAGTATGCAGGTGTATTCTATGATGAAGGGATTACAGGCACTAAAAAAGAAGTCAGGAGTGGATTGATTTCTCTTATTGCAGACTGTGAAAAAGGTATGATTGATTTGGTGATTACAAAGTCCATCAGCCGATTTTGCAGAAATACAACAGACTGTTTGGAGATAGTAAGAAAACTGCTTGATTTAAATGTATACATTAATTTTGAAAAGGAAAATCTCAATACTGGCTCTATGGAGAGTGAACTGATGCTTTCCATTTTAAGCAGTCTTGCAGAAAGTGAATCGGTGTCTATTTCAGAAAATGAAAAATGGAGCATTAAGAAGCGTTTTCAGAATGGCACCTACATAATTTCTTATCCTCCCTATGGATATGCAAACATAAATGGAGAAATGGTAATTGTGCCAGAGCAAGCAGAAGTAGTAAAACAGATATTTACAGATACTCTTGCAGGAAAGAGTACCCATACTATTGCAAAAGAACTAAATGAACTTGGTGTTAAAAGTAAAAAAGGCAGTAAATGGACTTCTGGAACTATTAATGCGATTATCCGAAATGAGAAGTATACAGGAGATGTTATTTTTCAGAAAACATACACAGATAGTAGTTTTAACCGCCATACAAATTATGGAGAACAAGACCAGTATTTATGTACAGCCCATCACGAGGCAATCATAGACCACGAAGTTTTTAGCAAAGCTAATGAAGTTATGAGCCAGCGTGGTAAGGAAAAAGGCAATGGTGAGAATACCCAGCGTTATCAAAACCGTTATGGTTTTTCAGGGAAAATCAGATGTGGAGAGTGTGGTAGTGTTTTTAAACGAAGAATTCATAATAAACCAAGTGGAAATTATGTGGCTTGGTGTTGCACCCATCACATTGAAGATAAGGATTCGTGCTCCATGAAATATATCACAGACGATAGTATAAAGGTGGCTTTTCTTACAATGATGAATAAGCTGATTTTTGCACATCAAGTGGTGCTAAGACCGCTATTTCTTAGCATGAAAGGGTTAGATGATAAAGAAAGATTACTGCATATACAAGAGTGTGAAACCAAGCTAGAAAAGAATATGGAACAAAGGCAGGTGCTTACAAGCCTAATGGCAAGTGGCATTATAGAACCAGCACTATTTAACAGTGAAAACAACACCTTGATTCAGGCAAAAGAAATGTTAGAGACTGAAAAAAACAAGCTGATGCATTCAGTAAGTGGTGATAGAACAAAATTTGATGCTTTGGAAAAGCTAATAAAATATGTTTCTGGAAGTGAAATGCTGAAGGAGTATGAAGATGAAGTATTCCTTGCCCACGTGGATAAAATTACAGTGGTTTCAAGAGAGGAAATTATTTTTCTATTAAAATGTGGATTAGAACTTAAGGAAAGGATGGCATAATAATGGCACACATACCTTATGGATACAAAATTATAGACGGAAAAGCAGTGATTGATAAAGAACAGGCTGAAAATATAAGAAATTTTTACAAAGGATATATTTCTGGCTTGGCACTTAAGGTAGCTGCTGAAAATGCAGGATTAAAGTTATCTCATAGTAGTGCTGGAATGATGCTTAGAAAGAGGTATTACCTTGGGGATTACTTCTATCCTGCCATAATTGATAAAGAAACATTTGATAAAGCTGAAGAAATTAGAATTGCAAGGGCTGGCTATCTTGGAAGAATTCGAGAGCTTGAAAAGCAGGAAAAACCAAAGCCAATGGTGCGTTTTACCATGCCAAGGGTACAGTTAAAATATACTGACCCGTTTGAACAGGCTAAATATGCATATGGATTGATAGAAAGTGAGGTGACAGAAAATGAATAAAAGTGTAACAGTTATCCCAGCACGAAGACGTATAGGCAATACTGTAAAAATGGAAGACAAGCCAAAACTCAGAGTCGCAGCGTACTGCCGTGTAAGTACCGACAGCGATGAGCAAGCTACAAGTTACGAGGCACAGATAGAGCATTACACCAATTTTATACAAAAAAATGAAGAATGGCAGCTAAGTGGTGTATTTGCGGATGATGGTATAAGTGGAACCAATACAAAAAAGCGTGATGAGTTTAATAGAATGATTGAGGAGTGTATGGCAGGTAACATCGACATGATTATTACAAAGTCCATAAGCAGATTTTCTAGAAATACTCTGGACTGCCTGAAATACATTAGATTATTAAAGGAAAAGAACATTCCCGTATACTTCGAAAAAGAAAATATCAATAGCTTAGATTCTAAGGGAGAGATTTTGCTTACAATTATGGCGAGCCTTGCCCAACAGGAATCGGAATCCTTAAGCAAGAATGTAAAGATGGGATTGCAGTTCCGTTACCAAAACGGTGAGGTACAGGTGAATCACAATCGTTTTATGGGATATACCAAAGATGATGAAGGTCATCTGATTATTGAACCTACTGAGGCAGAGGTTGTAAAACGCATTTATTTGGAGTATTTGCAAGGCGCAAGCCTAAAGCAAATCGGAGAAAGCTTGGAATCAGATGGTATCCTAACTGCAGCTGGTAAAGCAAGATGGAGACCAGAAACTATAAAGAAAATCCTAAAAAATGAGAAATACATCGGAGATGCCCTTTTGCAGAAGACATACACGGTGGATGTACTTACGAAAAAGCGGGTTAAAAATAACGGTATTGTTCCACAGTATTATGTAGAAAATAGCCATGAAGCTATCATTCCTCGTGACCTTTATATGCAGGTGCAAGAGGAAATGCTAAGAAGAGTTAATCTCCATAGTGGTGCTGACCGAAAGAAAAGAGTTTATAGCAGCAAGTATGCTCTTTCAAGCATTGTCTATTGCCCAAAGTGTGGTGACATATATCGGAGAATTGCTTGGAATAACAGAGGTAAGCGTTCCTTTGTTTGGCGATGTGTCACCCGAGTGGAACATGGTCCAGAACGCTGTGATGCACAAACGGTTCAGGAAATAGAACTTCAAGAGGCTGTAATAAAAGCAATCAATATGGCACTTGGTGGCAAGGATGATATGTTTGTAGCCTTGGAAAAGAATATTGCATCGGTACTTGCTTTAGAAGATGAAAATTCTATGGAAAGCATCAATGTTAAACTGGAAGAATTGCAAAAGGAACTGTTGAAACGAGCAAATGCTAAAAAGGATTATAATGATCTTGCTGATGAGATAGACAGTCTGAGAGAAGTAAAGCAGAATGCTATGGCAGAGAATGCGGAAAGAGAAGGCTTGAAACAGCGAATTGCTGAGATGAAAGAGTTCCTTGCAGAGCAGACGGAGCAGATAGAAGAATACGATGAATCCCTTGTGAGGCGAATGGTTGAAAAGGTAACGGTTTATGAGGAAAAGTTCTCGGTGGAATTCAAGTCAGGCACAAGCGTGGATGTGGAAATGTAAATAAACATATGAGAGTGCAGCACCCTTTAGATTTATAAAAGCTTATAGGGTGCTTTTTACCTGTTTATAAAAAATTTACCTGCAAAATATAACAACGTCATATTTTGACGTTGCTGTGTGATATAATGAGAATGTAGCAAGAAAGTAATAGAGTTTAAGGGTGATTTGATGGACAAGATAACAAGGTTACTTTTGTTATATTCAAAGTTGATACAAGGAGAAAAAGTTAATAAATTAAGTTTTTGTATGGAAACAGATAGTTTGCCTAGAACATTTGATAGAGATATAGAGGATGTACGATTGTACTTAAGTGAGCTGTTCTGTAATGAAGAGTTGATTTATGATAGGCAAGAAAATGTTTATTACTTTGCAGGTTTTCAAAGAAAAGCACTGGAAACTATGGAGTATCTGTTTATTGAAAGGGTGTTATTAGATACTGGTGTACTTAGGACTGATGAAATGGACGGACTGCTAACACATTTGGCATTAAATGCTGAAGGTGTAGGTAAGATGGCATTTCGGGAAAAAGAATGTATAAAGCAGTATGATGAACCTCTTCACAAAAAGGCAATTCTCAAAATGCATGGTGACTTGGCAACTATCATAGCCAACAAATCTATTATCAAAATAAATTATATAAAAATGAGCGGAGAAGTGGTTGAAAGAGAGATAATTCCATGTACGATAAGATATGATTTGGGTTATTTGTATTTAATAGCATTTTTGCAGACAAGCAATAAGCAATATCCGGCATATTTTCGACTGGACAGAGTATACTCATTCTCAGTTGTCAGAAGTCAAAGAATGGATGAAATCCAACGTGTGGCTGAATATATGGATAGGTATTCAAAAGGGATTACTCAAATGTATGGTGGTGAATTTATAGAGGTTCTTCTTTCGTGTAAAAAAGAGTTTTATCCATATATATATGATAAATTTAGAAACTCAAATATTGTGCAGGATAAGGATAATATAGTAACTATAAAGCTTAGTGCATTTGAGGATGGTTTTATAAAATGGATAATAAATCAGCCAACAGATTTGGTACATATTATCGAACCAACAAGTATTAAAGAAAAAATTATAAATGAAGCTAATAGATTATTAGCAGCTTATACGGAGGTGCAAAAGGATGGCAAAGAAAATTAGATTTCCACTGGAAATGGAAAATGGCGTGGAAGTGAGAAGTGTAGAGGAACTAAAGGAGAATTTTTCACTTGCCCAAGTACTGATGTACATATCTAATGGCAAACTGGTTACATGGTTAAGGGATAGGTATGCTGATGATATTGCAGATGTCATCGAAGCACAGGATATAAACGATTCCGATTTGTCCAAGAAGATATGTTCAATTTTTGATGTGGAATATGATGAAGAAGTAGCTATTGACATTGAAAAATTAGAAGAACGAAATCGTAAGTTGAAACTACTTAAAACATATACTTCGGAACAAAATTTTTTAGATTGCGTTGACCAAGTAGCTTTTACACAGGATGATTTATATGATTTGCTTGACGAAGACATAACAAATATTTATTTATGTGGAGAGAGTTTTTCAATCCCGCTAAGTAAATGCGGTATTTCATACAAAGGAATTAATAATCCAGTGATTGTAGTAGCATCCAAAACTCCAGTGGATTGGAGTGAAAAAAATATAAAGATTACCGATATTCGTTTTGATAAGGAGTATCAATTAGTTATAGGTGGAAAAAGTGAAGAAGAAGGTGCAGAAAATCTCTACTTACAATGTAAATTTGATGATGCTTTTATTGTTTTTGAAAAGTTAGCACACAATGCGAATGCTCGTGCAATGTATTTTTTAGGTGAAATTTATAACCATGGATTTGGTCATACTGTAAAGAATAGTGATGAGGGTAATTTATGGCGTAAAAAAGGTGCAGATATGGGTGATGTTCTTGCAGGAATTAATACTGCATATTCTTATCCGGAAAATTCAACTAAACGAAATCAAATTTTTGAAAAATACTTCTCGTCAGTCTGTGATTTGGCACAATCAGGGGATATTTTTGCACAAAATGAATTAGCAGACTTATATTTTGGTGGATTTGGTATCCCAATTAATAATTCTGTTGGTTTGGAATGGCTCAAGAAATCTGCTGAAAGTGGCTTCTGGCGATCTTATTGTAAAATGGGGGATTTATATTATTATGGAAATATTGTTCAACAAGATTATACTACTGCCTTAAACTACTATAAATTAGGGGCAAAAGATGGATATGATGTTGCTGAATTGAATGTTGCATACTGTTATTATTATGGTAAAGGAGTTGCAGAAGATAATTCTGAAGCTTTGAAATGGTTTGAAAAATCATATGAGCACGGGAATGGCGAAGCTGCAAATATGATTGGATTCATGTATTTTAAAGGATATGGTGTAACGGAAGATTCTTCGAAGGAATTTACATGGATGAAACGTTCTGCAGAGCTTGGTTATGTACAGGGGCAAAGTAACTTGGGTAATTGTTATTATTACGGTAGAGGAACAACGAAAGATATTGATGAGGCAAAAAAATGGTACGTAAAAGCTGGTGAGGCAGGTAATGATTATGCTACTACACAAGTTGGAATCATAGAAAAAGAGCAAGGAAATTATATTCAAGCTGTCAAATGGTTCAAATTGGCTGCAGAACGCGGATACTCCGATGCTCAAAACCGTTTGGGAGTAAGATATGCAAATGGTGAAGGTGTAGAAAAGAACTCTGCTCAAGAAATTTATTGGTATATGCAAGCGGCGGCTCAAGGGCATGAAAAGGCTTTAGAAAATATAAAATATTTCTATGCTCTGGATGATAATTCCACTGTATTAACAATTGTAGACGGGAAAGTGTATTATTGTTATAAACATACTGAAGACTTTTATAAACGCTACACTGATATTTATGAAATTGACGGTGATGGCAATAAAAATGCTCTTTATTCTGACCGCTGTGATTCGAATTTTGACACCTCTGTATCAGCTATTCATAAAGAATCTGTCGTTGTAATCGCTATAAGTAGCAATGATAACAATACAATATTGAAAATAGTTGATGATTCTGTAGAAGTAATTGATAAATGGCCTTATACTTTTGGGGAACCTACGTACATAAAATTTGAAGGTGATTATTTAGAATATGGGCAAACTAATATACTTGGGAATAAACAGCGCCGCAAAAAAATCAATATATAATACAGGAGGGACAATATATGGAAGATAAAACTCTAAAATTGAAACTTGTAAGATATATGGATGCGGGTTTCTCCATTATATACCTAAACACATTTGAAGAAGACAAAGTTGATTCTATTATACAGCAAATAGCTTCTGGGAAAGAGGTGTATGAATGGAATGCAACGAATGGTTATATTGATTTTGAAACCAAAGCACCAATGATTGAGGATTGTTCGCTGGAAATGATGCTTGACCAACTGAAATCTCAAGATTTGTTGGATGGGAAAATTATTCTATTGAAAGATATTCTTGCATATTTAGAAGATTCCAAAATTGTATCTAAAATCAAAGGAATTGCACGAATGATTAATCAAGGTGCTGATGCCACAATTGTTATTGTTTCTAATATATTGGTAATTCCAAAAGAATTAGAAAAATATATTACCATTTTGGAAATGGATTATCTGAACAGTGCTGAAATTAAACAGATTATTTTAAACTTCGTTCAGGAGAATGGCGTGGATGCTGTAAACAACACTCTTGTAGATGAACTGGCTGTAGCGTTTAAGGGTCTCACTGAATTTGAAATCAACAATCTTCTTGCTCTATCCTATGCTGATGATGGTGAATTAACCAGAAAAGATCTTCATCTGATTTTTGACCAGAAGCAGCAAATGATCAAAAAAGCTGGAATCCTTGAAATGATTCAGTTTAAAGAAACTATTGATGATATTGGCGGACTTGAAAACTTAAAAGAGTGGTTTGTTCGTAAAGCTAAAGTTTATAAGAATATGAACAAAGCAAAGCAATATGGTGTTGATATGCCTAAAGGCGTATTAATTGCCGGAGTTCCTGGATGTGGAAAGTCCTTAAATGCCAAAGCAGCAGCTAATCTTTTTGAAGTGCCTCTTCTTCGTTTAGATATGGGTAGGCTTATGGGGAAATATGTCGGTGAGTCTGAAGGTAACTTGCGAAATGCAATTGCTTTAGCGGAAGCAATCTCTCCATGCGTTTTATGGATTGATGAACTTGAGAAAGCATTTGCTGGAATTGGTGGTTCTGGTGGTGCAGCTGAAGTCACGACACGATTATTTGGAAATTTTCTAACTTGGATGCAAGAAAAAGACAGTCCAACATTTGTAGTAGCTACAGCAAATGATATTACAAAGTTACCTCCAGAACTTTTAAGAAAAGGACGATTTGATGAAATTTTTTATGTAGGCTTGCCAAATGAATATGAAAGAGAGAAGATTTTCCAGATTCACATTAATAAACGTAGACCACAAGATTTAAAAAATATAAGAATATCTGAACTTATTACAAAAACAAAAGGATTTAGTGGTGCTGATATTGAGGGTGTTATCAAAGATGCAGTTGAAACGGCTTTTTCCGATGACAAGAATAATGTTCAAACTCAAGATATAGTTAAAGCTATAAATAATACCCATTCTCTTTCGGAAATTATGAAAGAAGCTTTAGAAAAGATGGCAAAAGAGTATGAAACTCGAAAATTTAAAAATGCATCAAAATGAGGTGATTGATATGGAAGAGAATAAGAGTAAGGAATATATAAATGAACAAGAAGCTAGAACAATAAAAGAACTATTTGCAAAGTACTTAAGATCGTATAAAGAGAAAGATGTATCCGTATCAGATAAAGAATGGTTGGAGCAACTTTTTAAGAGCGAGTTACCAGAAGTTAAAGAGGAAGAGGCAAAGCACGATGCAGAGGAAATAGTGGATGCTATTAAAGAATTTGATGGAAATCTGAGGTCTTTAAATGAAGCGGCTCAAAAAGGTGTATCGAAGGAAAGTTGGCTTGCAGAAAAGATACAAGAATCATCTGTTGGAATGGCTGTAAATGAATATGGTCAAGTATTACAATCAATGGATGATATGTTGTATCTGAAAAACATGGAGTTGGCAGATGCATTGCAACGTTCAACAGATGGACAAATAAAAATGAGTCCAAATTTGGACGGAAATATCGCAGAAAACGTGATAGCAAAAACCACGGAATTAAGTGGTTTCATTCAAGGCAAAAACATCAAAGTTGAGGTGCGAGATGTTTTTACTGAGAATTCTGTAGATGTAAGAGCCATCAATTTAGACACAGGAAAGTATCAGAATTATCAGTTGAAATTTGGTAAGGATGCCAAAGCTACCATAGATTTAATCGAACGTGGTAATTACAATAATCAACAGATAATTGTTCCATCTGAGCAATTGGAAGAAGTAAGGGCTCATTTTAAAGCCAAAGGTTCATCTAAAACTATAACAGATCATATTGATGCTTGGGGGGCAGAAGGAAAGAAGTTCACTAAGGAGAATATGAAAGAACTTCAGTTAGCTGCACAAGAAGATGGCATCATGCCAAGTATGGATTATAGTCATTATCAGACTAAAGATTTGGCAATGTCTATTGGTAAAAACGCAGGAGCAATGGCATTACAAGCCGCTGCAGTAACAACAGGGCTTAATATAGCAAGCAAGATATTCAAAGGCGAAAAAGTCGATGCTGATGAAATGGTGGAGATAGCAATTAAGACTGGAGCGGATACATCAGTAAAAGTTGTTACTGCTGGAACACTTCAGGTTGCTATTAGGAAAGGCATTATAAGTTTTATACCGAAAGCCACTCCTGCAGGTGTCATTGCAAACATTGCTTGTGTTGGAATTGAAAATGTAAAAATTCTAGCTAAGATAGCATCTGGAGATTTATCTCTAACAAAAGGTCTTGATCAAATGGGAAGAGTTACTACTTCAATGGTAGGCGGTCTTTGGGGAATGGCAAAAGGAGCAGCTATCGGAGCTAAATTGACAGGATGGATTCCAGTAGTGGGTGCTCCATTGGCGGTAGTAACTGGATTCGTTGGTGGAATGGTTGGCTATTTCGGCGGTTCAAAAATAGGTGACACAATTTATAATGCTGGAAAAAAAGTTGCAGGTGCTGCAAGAAACGTGGCAAAGGCTGCAGTAAACGGATTGAAATCTGCAGGTCGTGCAGTTGCAAGTGGAGCTAAAAAAGTTGGAAGAGCTGTAGCAAGTTTCTTTGGATTTTGATTGAAATAACCTAGCAAAGAATTTTTGCTAGGTTATCATAATGTATGGAAGGGGTATACATTTGGAGAATAATAAATGTAAATTACAGACTATGGATGAATTATTATGTAATATGCCTGCAAGAGAAATTAAGGATGAAGAATTTTTAAAAGTAAAAAGTGAATATAGCAGTTGTCTGATATTACTTTGGATTGAAGAGAAATTTAATATCATATCAGGGAATTATTATGATTGGGAAGAAGAGATAAAAGAAAATTACAATTTTTTTATTGAGAACCAAAATAGTGACCCTGATTGTAATACGCGATTTATAAAATATGGTTCGCAAAAAGTTGTTGAATTGAATAGAAAGTTAAATAATCTATTAAGTAGCATCAGGTTGTATCAAGACCAAACATATCATGAACTTTCTTCAATGGAAAAAAGATTAGGTATGACAAATTTGGTAAAACAATTAAAAAATAAATCACATGAACTATATGATGAATCATTGTCGTACCAGTTATTGGAATTAATGAGAAACCATATGCAACATCAAGGTTTAATAGTAGAGCGGATTACAGCAATAATTCCATTCAATCGTAAAGTTGACAAGGAACTTTGGTATTTTGTTGAGACGAGTCTTGATGAGCTTCGTCTAATAGAAAAATATGACCAAAAAATAAAGAGTAAAGAAGAGTTAAAGGATAAAGGGAAATGGATAAATCTTATTGGATTGGTAAGAGAGTATTACAATCAGATAAATAGACTACACAATTCATTTCGTGATATTTCTGCCAGAATACTTGAAGAAGCGTTAAAGAGTATAGAAGAAATAAAAAGAAAATATTATAATGATACCATGATTTCTCAAATAGGTTTTTACGGAAAAGGGGAAGAACCCTTTGCAGATTTTTTATTACAAGTAACCTATATTGATAGAATAAAAAAATATCGTTCAATGGAGTCTTGCACAGATGAATCAAGATATTACATAAATAAGAAAGTCTTTATAGATGAAAGCAAACTTAAAGTCTCCAATTCCGTAAGGTGTAGTATTCGATATAATATGTAGATATGTTTCCGTAAACAGTCGATAAGGTAAAAATACCGTTGATATGTTCCCATATACGAGATGTGGCATTTGACGTACTTTCTATCCTCTCGTGCCACGTTGAGACAGTAGTATTGATGTCTCGCGTATAATGAGACTGGGCGTGGGTTTTCGGGTTTTTAAAATTTCTTGAAAATGAGAAAATTTGCCTTTTGCTAGTTTAGGAGAACATATCCAAGACGTTGATAATTGAATTTAAATTTTCTCAAAAACGAATTATCTTAAATTAGACACACTTTGGCACTATAGTTGAGTTGCCCGAATTGAGGCAATAAGTTGAGTATACCATTTAGATGTAATCGCGGAAACGTAGAGTAGGAGCCACTAGTAGCGGTTGTGACGTTTGTGTGAAAACTGATAGTTGGGTGGTCGTAATAGATGTTAAAAAAGCCGGTTTACGAGTTTGAAAATTTGTAGACTGGCTTTGTTTTTCAAGATTGTGTAGATTTCACTTGACAATAGTTAGATGTCTAAGTATAATGAGACCATGAAAACCTCAAATGCAATTTCTCAAATAAGTAAAATTAAAGAACGGGCCAATGCATATATTATGGATGAACTGCGCAAAAATGATATTAGCGGTTTAGTTCCATCCCATGGCGATATCTTGATGGTATTATTCCATCAGGAAGATGTTACTATGAAGATGTTGGCGGATAAAATTCATAGAACAAAGCCTACAGTAACCGTATTAGTAAATAAATTAGTTGCTTTAGGATTGGTCAAGAAAGAAGAGTCCGAAGAAGACGCAAGGGTGTCTTATGTCCGATTGACGGATAAAGGCAGAGGCTTTCAAGGTGTTTTTCACAATATTTCACTTCATCTAGCTAGAAGGTTGTTTCAAGGTTTTAGTGATAATGAACAAAAGCAGTTGGAAGACCTATTAGATAGAGTGTTAAAAAATCTGCAATAATTTTTTTAACAATATGGTTAGATATCTAAGTTAACGAATGCAAGTCTAACCTGATTGTATATATTAAATAAATTAATTTGGGAGGAAAAGATTATGGACAAAAAAGAAATATTATCAAAAGTGAAGGAAGTTATGGAAGCACCCAGTTGTTGCGCAGAATTAAAGGCAGTATGTCAGGAATATTTGAATGCTGTAGATACTTCAAAGCAAACTGAAGCCGCTAAGAAATTGGTAGCAGAATTGGAAGCTGATGTGCAGACTATTGATGCTGTTTTAACATTGTTCTCATCAGAGACGGGAGAAAAAATATTTGGCGCAGAAACGGCTAAACAATTAGCGGAAACAGCTCGAAAGGTAAAAGCAGAAGGTGGCAAGTATTGTTTCTGTCCTGCCTGCACTGCTGGCAAAATTGTTTTGGATAATAAAGAACTGCTTTAAAATAATTTTGAAGAGCAAGCTAAAATTTCCATACTAATACCGTCTTTGAACTCTACTGTGAAGTGGTCGTCAAAGACGGTGATTTTTTGTTGACTTAAAGTGGGAAAATAAAGAAAAACAAGAAAGGTGATAATGAAGATGAAAGTTTTAATGATTAACGGCAGTCCTCATAATGATGGTAATACGACCATTGCTTTAAAAGAAATGAAGAAAGAGTTTGAAAAAGCAGGAGTTGAAGTGGAAACAGTACAGGTAGGCAATCAGGCTATTAGAGGTTGCATCGGTTGCTATAAATGCTTTGAGACTAAGAAATGTGTGTTTGATGATTTGGTTAATGAAACAGCACCTAAGTTTGCGGCTTGTGATGGGTTGGTCATTGCCGGCCCGGTTTATTATGCATCAGCTAATGGTACTCTAATTTCTTTTTTGGACAGGCTTTTTTTCAGTACCAGCTATGTGGATAAGACCATGAAAGTTGGCGCAGGAGTGGCAGTAGCACGTCGCGGTGGTTTGTCAGCTACATATGATGAGCTGAATAAGTACTTTGGAATTTCCAATATGCCAATAGCAACCAGTCAATACTGGAACAGTATTCATGGCAGAGAAAAAGGTGAGGCAGCCAAGGATGCAGAAGGTTTGCAAACCATGAGAACCTTAGCGAAAAATATGACTTTTTTAATGAAAAGTATCGCCTTGGGCAAAGAAACATATGGGATGCCGACCAAAGAAGAATGGCAACCAACTAATTTTATAAGATAAAAGTGTTTTGAGAAAAATAAAGAGAAAATAAAATAAAATAAGCCGGTTTACGAGCTAGAAAATTCGTAGACCGGCTTAATTTATAATCTGGACAAGGGATATAGCTATCTACTTTGTTGGCGCGGAATATGCTATAATTATAAATATGAGTTGAAAAATGAAAAAGATAATATGGACAGCTAAATCTTAAAACGGCTTAACTTAGTGTCTGCTAATATGGGTGCGGTCCAGTCCTGACAGGAGTCTAACACAATAGGAAAATACATAGAGCAAGCTAACCTTAGGGACCACTAATCCTCAAATGCTAGCTTGCTTTTTCATTCCTTAATTTCCATACTGACACCGGATTTGAACTCCACTGTGAAGTGGTCGTCAAAGACGGTGATTTTTTTTATTAGTCTACGGCTGAGGGCTTCGTCAAAATTTGTTATTCCGGCTGGCTGGCTCTTAATGAAGTCGCACAGGTCAGTTATGCGGGATAGTTTTTCATTCCGTTGAATTTTACCGGATTCGGATTTTGACTTAAGCTCTCTAAGCTGAAATATCTCATCTGCTACATCGTCGTAGGCATCCCGGTTATGGGCCTTCTTTAAGAGCTCGTTTTGTAACGTCATGAGCTTTTCGTCAATTTCACTGGTGGAGGCCACAGCATTTTTTTGTATGACCGTAGTAATGTTATTTTGTAGCATTTCCAGATAATTGCTTTTGGCCATAATAACTTCGTTGATAGCCTTTATTACAACTTTTTCCAGTAGTTCTTCTTTGACCGTCCTTGCTCGGCAGGCTACTCCTGTATTCTCTAGGCGACTAACGCAGCGCCAGACGATAGATTTGCAGCCGTTGTTGTTCCAATGGATACGGCGAAACCTTTCTCCACAATTACCGCAGAAGGTAACTTGGGTGAAGCAGTGCTTGCTGCAGAAGAGTTGTTTGCGTCCATTAACACTAACATTGACTATTCTCCTACGCACCAATTCTTCCTGTACTCGCATAAAGGTTTCTTTGGGTATGATGGCAGGGTGGTTAGCTTCCACGTAGTACTGAGGCATGAGACCATGGTTTTTCACTCTGGTTTTGGTAAGGAAGTCCGTAGTATAGGTCTTTTGAAGTAAGGCATCTCCTATATACTTTTCATTCCTCAGCATCTTGTTTATGGAACTGGTCCACCATTTACGTTTACCGGCGCCTGTTAAAATCTTGTCTCTTTCAAGATTAGAAGCAATGGTGTTTATACTGTAGCCTTCCAGATATTCCCGAAAGATGCGCTTAACTATTTCTGCTTCCTTAGGCTCTATGACAAGTTTGCCATCTTCGCCCTTTGTATAGCCTAAGAAATGATTGTAGTTCACTATGACCTTGCCTTGCTGGTAACGGTATTGCAGGCCAAGCTTTACGTTTTGACTTAAGGACTGACTTTCTTGCTGGGCTAGGGAAGCCATAATGGTAATTAGTACTTCACCTTTAGCGTCCATAGTATTAATAGACTCCTTCTCGAAGTAGACTGGAATATTCTTTTCTTTTAGCTCTCGTATGTATTTGAGGCAATCTAGGGTATTTCTGGCAAACCGGCTAATGGACTTGGTGATAATCATATCAATGTTACCGGCATTGCATTCGCTGATCATGCGGTTGAATTCTTCACGCTTTTTGGTGTTGGTACCGGAAATACCGTCGTCAGCAAAGATTCCGGCCAGCTGCCATTCCGGGTTTTTGGAAATGTATTCAGTGTAATGCTCAATCTGAGTTTCATAGCTGGTGGCTTGTTCATCGCTGTCAGTACTGACTCGGCAGTAAGCGGCAACGCGTAGCTTGGGCTTATCCGCAGCTTTTACCGTATTACCAACCTGCCGCCGGGCAGGGATAATCATAACTTTATTTTGGGCCATTTGTGGGCACCTCCAATTCTATTAGACTATATAAATATTCAGCTTGTTTTAAGGGAGTAGACTGCTCAGTATTTGGTGTTCGCATATAAAAAGCAGTTGGAACCGCTATTGGAACAGTGGGTTTGGACCTGTTTAACCTGCCTAGCTGCTGTGCCCGTTTCTCTAATTCAGTCGGAATGGCATTAAAGATATCTGGACTGATAATAGCAGGGTAGAAGTCATCACCTAAATAGTGGCGGTTTTGCAAAAGACGCTTAGCTGTTCCGTGGTAGGTCTTAAGGCCTGCTTCCTTAGCTGCTTTTATAAGGCTCATCCCGGACAAGTAGTTATCAAAAAGCTTACGAATTGTATCGGCTGCAGGTTCGTTAATTACAGCCTTGCCATTTTCAATTCTGTAGCCAAAGGGTGTATGGCCCATGAAATCAAATCCTTTCTTTTAAGTTGAGTCCGCATTTTAGTTTGAAAGATAACTCGCTGCGGCTGTATACAGTAATAGATTCAACAAAGTCGGTAAAGACTTCATCCTCAAAGGTTTGAAGCATATCAGAACGCTCGGTGAAGCGGATCAGCTTTTGCACTTCTTCCAAGCGTGAAGCCGACTCACCTCCGGTATTTTGTATCGTTTCTATTTCCTCTTGGTAAGCCTTTGTCTGCTGCATTAGCGCATTCTTTTGGGCTATGAAAACCAGCTGGTCAAGATAGCCTTGGGCCATTAAGCTTTGTAAGGTTTGCCTTTGTTCCGTAATTTCTAAAAGTTTGGTCTCAAGCTCACGAATACGCACAATCCCATCATCACTACAGGTGTCTTTTAGCCTAGTAAAGAGGGGAAGAAGCATAGGCTTCCTTGCGTAGATGAGCTTATTCATCATGGTAAGAAAAGCTCGTTCTAAGGTGTCATTCCGGATATAGAGCATGGAGCAGATCGTAGAATTCTCAATATGGGTTTTGCAGGTCCAGGCTATATATTTGCAGTCATTATTGGCGTGTATTCTCCTGCGAAAGTAGGCGCCACAGTTACCGCATATGATTTTCTTGGAAAAAGCATAACGCTTCTGATATTCGTGGCTCCCTTTATTAATACCTTTTTCCTTACAATGCTGATTAATGAGTTCTTTTGCTTTTGCAAAGTCCTCGCGGCTTATGATGGCTTCGTGATGGTTTTCGCAGTAGAATTGATTCTTATCTCCACAATTGGGATGCCGGTTAAAGGAAGAGTCTGTGTAGGTTTTTTGGAATAGAGTGTCTCCGACATACTTTTCGTTAGTGAGAATGCCTAAAATTGTGGAATCGTGCCATTTGCCAGTTCTTCTGGTTGGCACCTTGCAAGCATTAAGCTTTTGAGCAATAGTCATAACACCAAGACCGGAAAGGTAATCTTTGAAAATACTCTTAACGATGTTGGCTTGGACCGGGTTAACTAGTAGCTGGCCGCCTTTGGAAATAAACCCATAGGGAGCAGAACCAATCTTATAAGTACCGGACTCAAACCGTTTTTGAATTGACCACTTGGTATTTTCTGATATGGAAACGGACTCTTCTTCGGATAAGGAACTCATAATGGAAAGTAGTAATTCGCTTTCCATAGAGCCGGTATTTAAGTTTTCCTTTTCAAAGTAGATGGGAACTTTGACAGTCAGAAGGCGCCTTACTAGTTCTAAGCAGTCGGTTGTGTTTCTGGAAAACCGGCTTAGGGACTTTGTAATAATAAGATCTACCTGATGAGTTTCGCAGTCGGAAACAAGCTGTAAAAGACCAGTTCTTTTATCTTTCTTGGTCCCTGTAATCCCTTCATCAAAATAGATGCCTGCCATGGTCCAATCGCTTCTTGATTTAATGTAGCTTTCAAAATAAGTTCTTTGTGTTTCCAGACTTTCCATTTGTTCATCGCTACTGGTGGAAACACGGCAATAGGCAGCTACGCGAATCTTTTTCTTAACTTGAGCAGACTGAAGCTGCATTAATCTTGTGACTTTCGCCATAATTCTCCCTCCTGTTAGTGTCACATGTTACCTCTTAAAGCATGTATTAGCAACGTATTTTTGGCATTATTTCCGCTAAAAAGGGAGAAAAAGTTTTTCTGTTTAATAAGGTAATAGATTTAAATTCCTGAGGAGTAATTAGCTCGTTTTCTAATAAAGCTTCTAGAATCTTCTGTGCCTTAAAATAGCCGCAATCTTGCTGTAATTGTTTTTCGCTGGGTGGCTTTGGCTCAGCTAAAATAGCAGGAGCGTTCTGTTCATTAGTTAGTAGTTTTGCAACATCATTCATAGTGACCTCCAATTCTGAAGGAAAACCCTTCACTATCCACTGGAGGTTTCGAGTGTATTTTGACGAAAATATTTTAATTATCGGTTGGTTTATGCCAATCGGTAATTTTTTTTATTTTTTTTCGTCAAAACGGGTGTCAAACCTCCAGTGGGTAGTAAGAGGTCAAAACGAAATGAACCTCTTGAGGAGGTGAAAGCTATGAACCAGGACAAAAAGAATGTTGGAGAATTGGCTGAAGTGTTGATTGCTATTAGTTTTACTACAGCCAGAATGGCAAAAAGCCTTGCCGGTATTAGTCAGCAAGGACAAATGAAGAAGGGAGGAAAAGGAAATGGCAGATTTGGAAAAGATAAGTACAGAAATTCATGTCGCTATTGCCGCCCTTGAGAAGGCTGCCAAATTACTAGAACCCTCAACTAAAGAAGAGAAAAAACTCGGTTTAGAAGAGATGCGCGGTATTTTGGCAATCAAGTCTAGCGAGGGTCTTAACGAAGAAATCCGTAACCTTCTTCAAAAATATGGGGTAGAAAGAATCTCCAAGTTAAAACCTGAATGCTATTCTGATTTTTTAAAAGAGGTGGAGGGTTTAACCCATGCCAAATGATCATGCGTTATTGTCACCTTCCAGTTCTCACCGCTGGCTAAATTGCACACCGAGTCCCAGTCTTGAATCTGAGTTTGATAATGTTTCAGGTCCTGCAGCAGAAGAAGGAACAGCTGCTCATGCGCTTTGTGAGCACAAACTGAAACGAATCTTAAAGATACGAAGTAAGCGGCCGGTGTCAAAATACGACAGCGATGAAATGGAAGAAAACTCTGATGCCTATGTGGAATTTGTTCAGGAACAGATTGCAGCTTGTAAGGAACCGATAGTGCTCATTGAACAGAAGGTAGACTTCTCTAAATATGTACCGGACGGTTTTGGAACAGCAGACTGCTTAATTGTCTCAGATGGTGTGGTTCATATTGTGGACTACAAAAATGGTGCAGGGGTTCTGGTAGAAATCCAAGATAATCCACAACTTAAGTGTTATGCATTAGGAGCACTTTCCATGTTTGATATGCTCTATGACATTGAAGAAGTGAAAATGTCTATATTCCAACCACGCAGAGAGAATGTAGGTACCTGGACAATGGCTGCAGATGAGCTAAGGGCCTGGGGTGAAACTGTACTGAAACAGAAGGCCCTCCTTGCTATTGACGGTAAGGGAGAGTGCAATCCCGGTGAATGGTGTACTTTTTGCAGGGCTGCAGTTAAATGCAGGGCAAGGGCAGAACAGCACATGAAACTTGCTCAGCAGGAGTTTAAATTACCACCTATACTTTCTGATATTGAAATTGAAGGTATATTGGCAGATATTCCAAAACTAACCAAATGGGCTAATGAGATTATGGCTTATGCCACAGAAGCTGCAGTAAATCATGGGAAGGTCTGGAACGGTTTCAAAGTAGTAGAAGGGCGGTCCGTAAGAAAGTATGTGGACGAGGAAAAAGTAGCTGATACGGCCCTTAAAAACGGCTATAAAGATATTTATCGTAAGAGCCTCATCACTCTTACTGAAATGGAAAAAATGATGGGAAAGACGAAATTTGGAACTATTATGGGATGTTTAATCCGTAAGTCGGCCGGTAAGCCGGTGCTCGTACCTATAAGTGATAAACGTCCCGCAATTAATGTAACTGACGCGAAAAGCGAATTTAAGGAGGAAAACTAATATGTCAAATTCAACTAAAGTAATCACAGGTGTTAACACAAGATTGTCTTATTTCCACGGCTGGGAACCAGCTTCTATTAATGGTGGTGAACCAAAGTATAGTGTTTCAGTTCTAATTCCTAAAACAGACACAGCAACAGTTAATGCTATTAATAAGGCTGTTGATGGTGCTATCGAAGAAGGGCTTGCTAAGTTTGGCGGTAAGAAACCTAACAAGGCAGCAATAAAATTACCATTAAGAGATGGCGATTTGGAACGTGAAGATGAAGCCTACAAAGGTCACTATTTCATTAACGCTAATAGCAAGACAGCGCCTCAAATTGTGGACAAAGCCGTAAGACCTGTCTTGGATCGTAATGAAGTATACAGTGGCTGTTATGCAAGAGTTTCACTAAACTTCTTCGCTTATAACTCCAATGGCAGCAAAGGTGTAGCCTGTGGCCTTGGCAACATTCAAAAGATTAAAGATGGTGATTCACTGGGTAACAGAACAACAGCAGCTGAAGATTTCTCTACTCTTGAAGACGATGATTTCCTGAAATAGGAAGGGGCTAGTATGATGACAGAATTTATGAGAGAAGTTAATACTTTGTTTATATTCTTCTATTTTCTGATTAAGATAATTCCAGCTTTCTTTGAGTTTTTAAGTTGTTTTATGGAGTTTATTTTCGACCGGAAAAATAAGAAGGATAGGGATTAATAGAAAAGGCGGTAGAGGAATAATCCTTTGCCGCCTTATCTTCTTGGAGGGAAAAAACAATGAAAACTTTGAGTATAGATATTGAGACCTTTTCGTCCACAAATTTAGCTGATTCTGGAGTTTACAGGTATGCCTCATCACCAGATTTTGAAATCTTGCTTTTTGGCTATTCTGCAGATGGTGGACCGGTTCAGGTTATAGATTTGGCCAGTGGGGAAGCCCTGCCGGAAGAAGTGGTAGAAGCAATAAAGTCACCGGACGTTATTAAATGGAGCTTTAATGCTAACTTTGAGCGTATCTGCTTATCCAAGCACTTCATGTCTTGGCTTGAACCAGACTCATGGCGCTGTTCTATGGTATGGTCCGCATATCTTGGCTTACCTTTATCCTTGGAAGGAGTAGGGGCTGTGTTGGGACTAGATAAGCAAAAATTGTCTGAAGGCAGGAATCTTATTCGTTATTTTTGTATTCCCTGTGCTCCAACCAAAACCAATGGAGGACGCACACGAAATTTGCCAGTTCATGATATGGAAAAGTGGGAGATGTTCAAATTCTACAATAAGCGTGATGTGGAAACTGAAATGGCTATACAAGAGAAACTCCATAAGTTTCCGGTACCAGACTTTATTTGGGATGAATATCACCTTGACCAGGAGATTAACGACAGGGGTATTGGTATCGACCTGGAGTTTGTAGACAAAGCTATTGAAATAGATAAAGAAGTAAAAAACAGTCTACTAGGAAAAATGCAGAAGCTCACTGGTCTTGCCAATCCAAACTCGGTGCAGCAAATGAAAGAGTGGCTGACAGAAAAGGGCATGGAAATAGATTCACTAGGTAAAAAGGATGTGGCTGAGCTTATTAAGACAGCACCGGAAGGGTTAATTGACGTTTTGAAACTTCGCCAGCAGGTTGCTAGGTCCTCCATAAAGAAGTATCAGGCAATGGCCAATGCTGTATGTCATGATGTTCGGGCCCATGGAATGTTTCAATTTTACGGAGCTAATAGGACTGGACGTTTTTCCGGACGTTTAATCCAACTTCAAAATCTACCTCAGAATCATATTTCTGATTTAGCTGAAGCTAGAGTACTAGTTAAAAGCGGAAACATGGAAGCTTTAAATATGTTATATGACGATATACCGGATACCTTGTCACAGCTCATTCGGACTGCTTTTGTGCCGCAAAAGGGCTGGAAATTTATTGTATCGGACTATAGCAGCATAGAAGCACGTATAATTGCTTGGCTTGCCGGTGAAGAGTGGCGCTTAGATGTGTTTGAAGAAGGCGGGGACATTTATTGTGCCTCTGCTTCCCAGATGTTTAAGGTTCCGGTAGTAAAGCATGGTATAAACGGTCATCTCCGGCAAAAAGGCAAGATTGCAGAGCTGGCCTTGGGTTATGGCGGGTCCGTAGGTGCCTTAAAAGCTATGGGAGCCCTGGACATGGGCTTGGAAGAAACAGAGCTAAAACCGCTGGTTGATTCTTGGCGTAAGTCAAATCCTCGTATAGTTCAGCTTTGGTGGGACGTAGATAAGGCAGTAAAGGAGTGTGTTAAAGAGCGCACTTCTTCAGAAAGCCATGATATAAGGTTCAGTTATGAGAGTGGTTTTCTCTTTATCACACTTCCATCTGGAAGAAAGCTAGCCTATATAAAGCCGCGTATGGGAGAAAACCAGTTTGGTGGTGAGGCAGTCACCTATGAAGGTATTGGAAATACAAAGAAATGGGACAGAATGGAAAGCTACGGTCCCAAATTTGTGGAGAACATTACTCAGGCCATAGCGAGGGATGTTTTGGTCTATGCAATGGGAACCCTTCGGAATTACCGAATAGTTGGGCATGTTCACGATGAGCTCATTATAGAAGCAGATAAGGACGTATCTGTAGACGCTATTTGTGAGCAAATGGGAAGAACTCCTCCCTGGGCTTCGGGGTTAAAATTGCGGGCTGATGGGTACGAATGTAAATTTTATAAAAAAGATTAAGAAATTTTCGTCAAAATAGACTCAAAACCTCCAGTGGGTATTAGAAGGGAAAATTCCCTTACTAAAATTCATTGGAGGTTTTTATTATGAACAGTTTATTGAAGATTTGTTATGACGGTGCTTGTCCTACTGTAAATGGAAGAGAATTACATGCTGCCTTGTTGATCGAGACAAGGTATAACGATTGGTTTAAACGAATGTGCGAATATGGGTTTGAAGAAGGTAGGGACTTTTACTCAATTTTGAGTAAAACCTCAGAGGGCGGGCGTCCGGCTTATGATCATCAACTTACAATCGACATGGCAAAACAACTTTGTATGATTCAACGCACAGAAATAGGGCGTAATTTTCGCCAATATTTTATTAGCGTAGAGGAACAATGGAATTCTCCGGAAGCCGTTATGGCCAGAGCTTTGCGTATAGCAAATGAGCATCTAGATATAGTTCAACAGGAAAACCGGAAATTGTTAGAAACGATAGCTGTTCAGCATCAGCAAATTGCGGAAATCCAACCAAAGGCTAGCTACTATGACATAGTTCTTCAGTGTAGAGATTTAGTGACAATTTCTGTGATTGCCAAAGATTACGGCTTTAGTGCAAAACGACTCAACAAATATCTTAGCGAAAATGGCATTCAGTATAAACAATCTAAGATTTGGCTGTTGTATCAAAAATATGCAAGTAAGGGATATACCCAGACTAAAACTTTCTGTGAACCAGATAGTTACGGGCAAATGCATACATACATCCATACTTATTGGACTCAAGCTGGCAGGCTTTTTATTTATGATTTGCTGAAATCGAATGGTATTTTACCAATTGTTGAACAGGAGAGTGAAGACTATGGGTGCAGATAAATTCAATGGTTCCGGATGTTTTGATGAAACGGCCTATAAGGTAATGAGAAGAGAGAAAAGGAAAAAACGCTTGTCTCTTGTCTATATTTGTTCTCGTTATGCAGGTGACGTTGAAAAGAATGTAGATGCTGCTAAAAAATATTGTCGGTTCGCTCTTAACCAGAATGTAGTTCCACTAGCGCCACACCTCTTATACCCACGCTTTATGGATGATAGCAAAGAACAAGACATGGTCAGGACTATAAATAAAGTGCTTTTAGGTAGATGTGACAAAGTCTGGGTATTTGGGGAGACCATATCATCTGGCATGGGGTATGAACTCAAACTTGCCAGAAACTTTAAGAAGCCTATCAAATATTTTGGTGAGGGGGTTTTTACTAATGCGTGAGCTAGCAATTGCTTATGGAAATTCAAGAAAATCTAGACTCTGGTCTAATAAAACAACTACTTTTGAGGCTCTGTGCGAAAGGCTAAAAACACCTATTAGAACTACAGAAAGCGCAGAAGAATATGCCAAGATGCCTAAAGGGCTTAGAGATGAAATTAAGGATAAGGGTGGTTTTGTTGCCGGGCACCTAGCTAAGAACCGTCGTTTGCGAGAAAACGTTACTGCTAGGTCCATGCTGGTATTTGATTTGGACGAAGCCAAGAAAGACTTTCTGACTAGCATTAAAGCCCACGTTCCTTATGGTGGCTGCTACTATTCTACCCATAGCCATACACCGGAAAATCCGAGAATCAGGATTATCCTGCCATGTTCCAGGGATATGTTGGTAGAAGAATTTAATGCTGTGGCTCGCTATATTGCAGCTGAGATAGGTATTGATATGGTGGACACCTGTTCTTATGTGCCGCATCAACTGATGTACTGGCCGACTGTCTCATCTAATGGAGAGTACCTGTTTGGGGTACTAGAAGGGGAGTGGCTGAATCCGGATGTAATTCTGGCAGCTCATCCTAATTGGCGAGATTGTTCGTTACTCCCGACGTCGTCTAAGGAAAGCATCGTGCGCGAGCATTCCGGTAAGAAACAGCAGGATCCCTTAACCAAGCAGGGCATAGTTGGGGCGTTTTGCAGTTCATACACCATTAAAGAAGCTATCGGTAAATTTCTGGAAACCGTATACAAGCCTTCTTATACTCCTGGTCGCTATGACTATATAAAAGGCAAGACTACAGGGGGTTTGGCTATTTACGATGATAAATTTGCCTATTCACATCATGCCACGGATCCTGCCTCAGGCAAGGAACTAAATGCTTTTGACTTAGTGAGGGTGCATCTCTTTCCGGACGATGATGACAAGGCATCATTTAACAAAATGGCAGAATTTGCTAGCCAGGATGAACTGGTTAAATCTGTTATTTTGCGTAAGAAGCAGGAAGAAGCAAAAGCTGAATTTGAAGATTGGACAGAAGGGTTGCAGCGGGATAAGAGTGGTAGGCTTTCTAACAATCTTCACAACGTCAAATTAATTATGGAAAATGATGAAAATTTAAAACCTATTTGTTTCAACCAACTAGCAGATGGTATGGAAATTAAAGGAGAGGTACCTTGGAAGCACCCGGCTAAATTCTGGCGGGACGCGGATGACGCTCAGCTTATTTGTTACATAGATGATAACTACGGTGCTTTTTCGCAGAGAAACTATCAGATTGGTGTCGCCAAGGTAACGGACGATAGAGCCTATCATCCTATAAAGAACTTCTTTGCCGGATTGCCAGAATGGGATGGAGTAGTACGTGCTGAAACACTGTTAATAGATTATCTAGGTGCTGAGGATAACGAGTATACCAGAATGGTTACGAGAAAGACGCTTTGCGCAGCTGTGGCCAGAATAGAACATCCCGGTATTAAGTTCGATTATATTCTTGTTTTAAACGGTGATCAGGGAATCGGTAAATCTACGCTTATTGCTAGGCTTGGTAAGGAGTGGTATTCGGATAGTCTTGCTCTTACCGATATGAATGATAAGACGGCTGCAGAAAAACTACAGGGTTATTGGATTATGGAAATAGGTGAACTTGCTGGTATGAAAAAAGCTGATATTGATAAAGTAAAAGCTTTTATTTCCAGACAAGATGATAAATATCGGGCTTCTTTTGGAAGAAGGGTAACTCCTCATCCGAGGCAGTGTATTTTCATAGGAACGACAAATTCCCAGAATGGCTATTTACGAGACATTACCGGTAATCGCAGGTTTTGGACTGTTAAGACTCCCGGAACCGGTAGATTAAAACCTTGGCAGCTTACTGATGAAGATGCAAAGCAAATATGGGCTGAGGCTATTGTTCTTCAGAAAAACGGTGAAAAGCTGTATCTTGATAGGAACCTAGAAAAATATGCTCAAGACGAACAAGCAGAAGCTATGGAACAAGATGATAGGGAGGGTTTGGTGCGTTCCTATTTGGAGATGCTCTTGCCGGAGAATTGGCCTAAGATGGACGGCTATGCCCGCAGGGATTACTTTATCGATCCAGGGGACCCTACCAGAATTCAGGGAACCATTAAACGTAATGTGGTTTGTAACCTTGAGATATGGTGCGAGTGTTTTGGCAAACGCAAAGAGGACATAAAGCCTTCTGATTCATATGCCATTGCAGCCATAATGCTAAGAATTAAAGGGTGGCGTAAAACCAAAGAGCGTTCACATCTTTCTATTTATGGTTTGCAGCGATTGTATAAACGTGTGTGACAAAGATTAACTGACAAGGGGTCTAACTTGTCTTTGTCAAAAAGCTTGTCATAGGAATAAAAGCCCCTTTAAACAGGGCAAAAACGACAAAAACCATGACAGCCTGACAGAAAACTCTATATAGCACAAACATATATATATTTATATAAATAAGTAATATGTCATACGTGGATACGCGCGTATAGGGTTTTTCGGTCAGGTTGTCTTGAGGAGGTATGAAATGCTTGAGAGAACTATAGAGCTTAAATTTGTAAAAGAAGTGAAAAAAGCCGGAGGAATCGCTTTGAAGCTGGTTTGTCCAGGTTACATAGGAATGCCGGATAGATTAGTGCTAATGCCTAGGGGAAAGATGTTTTTTGCGGAAATGAAAGCTCCTGGGCAAAAACCTAGACCTGTTCAGGTAAAAAGGCATGAAATGTTAAGAAACTTAGGGTTTAAGGTTTATGTCGTAGATAGTTTGGAGGTGATGCCAGATGAAATACGTACCTCATGATTATCAAAAGTTTGCTGCTGAGCACATTATTAATAATCCGGTAGCCGCCTTGTTTTTAGATATGGGCCTTGGCAAAACGGTTATTACACTTAGCGCAATTCAGGAATTGATGTATGAAAGGTTTGAAGTTAGAAAAGTCCTGGTTATAGCCCCACTCCGGGTCGGAAGAGATACTTGGCCTCAGGAGATTGAAAAATGGGACCACCTGAAAGGTCTTAAGTATTCTGTGGCAATTGGTACGGAAACTGAAAGAAAGGTAGCTCTTATGGCAAAAGCTAGTATTTACATTATTAACCGGGAGAACGTGGAGTGGCTGGTAAAGAATTGTACTTTTGACTTTGACATGGTGGTTATTGATGAGCTGTCGTCTTTTAAATCCGGTGTTACAAAGAGGTTTAAAAGTTTGTTAAAAGTAAGACCGACAGTAAAACGTATTGTTGGACTGACCGGAACTCCTAGCTCCAATGGCCTCATGGACCTGTGGGCGGAATTTAGGCTCCTAGATATGGGCCAGCGTCTTGGCAGGTATATTGGCCAGTATCGCAGGGACTTCTTCATTCCTGATAAACGTAACCAACAGATTATATTTTCGTATAAACCAGTAGCTGGAGCAGAGGCATGTATTTACCGGTTAATCTCTGATATTACGATTTCCATGAAGTCTGTGGATTACCTAAAGATGCCGGAGTGTGTTATGAACGAAGTGGGTGTTTCAATGAGCAAAGCGGAAGAAGTGAAGTATGAAACCATGCGTAGAGATATGGTACTGTCCCTTGACGGAAGTGATATTGATGCGATAAACGCTGCTGCACTATCTAATAAGCTACTACAAATGGCAAACGGTGCTGTCTACGATGAGAACCAAAAGGCAGTAGCCATTCACGACAGAAAGCTGGATGCGCTAGAAGATTTAATCGAAGGAGCTAATGGTAAGCCGGTATTGATAGCTTATTGGTTTAAACATGATTTAGAGAGAATTGCTAAAAGGTTAACTGTTCTTCATATTTCTTTTGCCAGACTTGATAGTAACGAAAGTATTAAGAAGTGGAATAACGGAGAGCTTCCTGTGGCACTTATTCATCCGGCTTCTGCTGGTCATGGGCTAAACCTACAAGCTGGTGGCTCAACCTTAATCTGGTTTGGACTTACCTGGTCTTTGGAACTCTACCAGCAAACTAATGCCAGATTGTGGAGGCAGGGACAGAAACAGACTGTAGTTATTCATCACATAATATCCAAGGGTACTATTGACGAAAATGTCATGAAAGCCTTGGAAAGAAAAGATAAGACTCAGTCGGCTTTGATTGATGCAGTTAAGGCTAATCTGGGGGTGAAGTGATGAGCCCTTATGAAGCACTGGCCAATGCCATAATAATCCAAGCAGTTAGTGATTATCGTAAGGCCGGTCAAATGATGGAAAAAGGTATAGCAGTAGCTGAATGTCATAGTGAAAGAAAAAGCATTGTGAAGTTTATAAATTCAAAGTGGTTTACTGAGTTGACGGAAGTAAGACCAGAGATTCTATTAAATAGATTAAAACAGGAGGGCTTTTAATATGACACCAAAAGAATATTTAGTGCAAGGCTATAAAATAGACCAAAGGATTGAGAGCAAATTAGCCCAGATTCAGTCTCTTAATGATTTAGCTACAAAAGCTACGTCGGTGATGAGTCTTGTTCCTCCAAGCGGTACTAGAAATGTGCATCGCATGGAAGATACCATTGTAAAAATAGTAGGACTGCAGGAAGAAATAAATGTTGATGTTGATGAACTAGTAGATTTTAAGAGAGAACTTGTTGGGGTGATAAAGAACATCAGCAATCCAGAATATAGGACTGTGCTAGAACTAAGGTATCTTAGGTTTATGACGTGGGAAGAGATTGCACTGGAGATTAGCGTTAATCCACGGCATGTTTATAGAATTCATGATAGAGCGTTAAGAGAAATAAAAATTCCAAAACATGGCAGTAAATGTCACTAGATGTCATCCGTATTCTTGTGGTATGATATACTCAGCAAAAGAATAAATAGTGCAGCCTTCACGGGAAAAAACCGCGAGGGCTTTTTTATTGGGAGGAAACCTATGGATAAGATAAATCATCCGCAGCACTACACGAGTGGCAAAGTAGAATGCATTGATGCCATTGAGTCTGCTACCGCAGTCCTTAATGGTATTGAAGCCGTGTATGTGGCTAATGTTATTAAATATGTGTGGCGGTTTAAGCTGAAGAATGGCACTGAGGACTTAAGAAAAGCCATGTGGTATCTTGAACGGCTGATAGCAGGGAGTGAAGAAAATGCCAAGAAGGCCTAAGACACCGTGTCGGTATCCGGGCTGTCCGGAACTTGTGGACGGCAGGTACTGTGAGAAGCATCAAAAGATTATGGATGCCCGGTACGAGAAATATGATAGGAGCCCTGCTACTAAGAAGCGTTACGGCAGAGGCTGGAAAAGAATAAGAGACAGATACATTGCAGCGCATCCTTTGTGTGAGCAGTGCATTAAAGAAGGACGCATTACTGTAGCTACTGAGGTTCATCACAAGCTGCCGCTATCGAGAGGCGGAACTCATGATGTTAGAAACCTCATGGCTTTGTGCACTCCTTGTCACTCCAGAATCACTGCTGAGTCCGGAGATAGATGGCACAGACATAGTAATAAAGCCAAGTATAAAAGCAAAAACGCTAGGACGTAGAGTGCGTGAGGGGTAGGGGCGGTACAAATCTCTAAAGCAAGACGGCAAGCCAACGGGCGCCTCCCTTCACGCAAATTAAAAGCGTATTCAAAAGGGTAATTAAGGAAAGGTGTGAAAAAGTGACCACAAAATCCAATAATGTAGGCGGGCGGGGAGGCAAGAGACCTGGTGCCGGACGCAAGAAATCAGCTGTTTTAGAAAAAGCGGAGGCAGGAAATCCAGGAGGCAGAAAACTGGAAGTTTTAGATATACCAGAACTTGAGGGCGTTGAAATGCCCAAGCCTCACGATTTCCTATCTGCTGAACAAAGAGATGGCAGTGACCTGCAGGCCACTGAAATATATAAAGAAACGTGGGAATGGCTTAAGAAAATAGGTTGCAGCGGCAAAGTATCACCGCAGCTCTTAGAGCGTTATGCCATGTGCAGTGCGCGTTGGATTCAGACGGAAGAGATGACCAGTAAACTAGGCTTTCTTTCTAAGCACCCAACTACGGGTAAGCCTATTCCTTCACCTTTTATCAATATTGGGATTAACTACATGAACCAGGCCGTGAGGCTTTGGAACGAGATATTCCAGATTGTTAAAGAGAACTGCAGCACAGATTACAGTGAAGCAGCTCCTCAGGACGATCTGATGGAACGGCTCTTAAGGGCAAGGGAGAGAAGATGAAATCAGAACTGCAGAAATTCATGAAAGACTTAAAAGCAGCAAGGAAATTTATAAGCCGGCAGCAGCTTCTGACCTTTAGGGGGCAAGCTCTGGCCGGCAATATTGTCGGGGCCAGAAAAGGGCTTGCTAAGATAATGAGGAGGGCATACGCTTAATGGAATTTGCTAAAAAGAAAGTAACAGAACTCATACCGGCGGATTACAATCCGCGTAAAGATTTAAAACCGGATGATGCTGAATATAAAAAGTTAAAACGGTCCCTGGAGCAGTTCGGGTATGTTGAGCCGGTTATCTGGAATAAGACCACTGGCAGAGTCGTAGGTGGCCACCAGAGATTAAAAGTCCTAATTGATATGGGCATCACGGAAGTTGACTGTGTGGTTGTTGAACTGGACGAGACGAAAGAAAAAGCTCTTAACATTGCCCTGAATAAAATCAGCGGCGAATGGGACAAGGATAAGTTAATGCTCGTCATTTCAGATTTGCAGGGAGAGGATTTTGATGTCTCTCTTACCGGCTTTGATGCCGTTGACTTGGACACTCTTTTTAAAGATTCAGAGCGTGATAGTGTAAAAGACGATGACTTTGATGTTGATGCCGAGCTTAAGAAACCGGCAATCAGCAAATTAAATGATGTGTGGATATTAGGAAACCACAGACTTGTCTGCGGTGACAGTACTAAAGAAATAACATATAAGGTTCTTATGGAGGAAACCAAAGCAAACCTTGTAGTTACGGATCCTCCGTACAATGTGAATTACGAAGGAACCGCCGGTAAGATTAAGAACGATAATATGGCAAATGATAGCTTTTATAAATTCTTGCTGGATGCTTTCAAGAACACCGAGAAGTTCATGGAGAGCGATGCCAGCATTTATGTTTTTCATGCTGATACAGAGGGTCTTAATTTTAGGAAGGCATTCAGCGAGGCAGGCTTTTATTTATCGGGTACTTGTATCTGGAAGAAGCAGAGCCTTGTATTAGGACGGTCACCTTACCAGTGGCAGCATGAGCCGATTTTGTTTGGATGGAAGAAAACTGGACATCACAAATGGTATGCGGACAGAAAGCAGTCTACAATCTGGGAATATGACAGACCAAAAAATAACGCCTTGCATCCGACTATGAAGCCGGTTAACCTTTTGGCTTATCCGATTCTGAATTCTTCCATGAGCAAGGCAGTTGTATTAGATCCCTTTGGCGGTTCCGGCAGTACTCTCATTGCCTGCGAACAGACACACCGCTTATGCCGCATGGTGGAGCTTGATGAAAAGTACTGTGATGTAATTGTTCACCGTTACAAGGACCTGGTTGGCACAGATGAGGACATCACTTTAGTACGCGGCGGTCAGAAATACAAATTGTCTGATGTGGAGATAAATAATGGGGAAAAATAAGACGCTTACCCTCGGCAGCCTGTTTGACGGCTCTGGGGGTTTCCCTTTGGGAGGGGTGCTTTCCGGTATACAGCCTATTTGGGCATCGGAAATTGAGCCGTTCCCTATAAGGGTCACCACAAAGAGGATGCCATTCATAAAGCATTACGGGGACATCTCTAAAATGAAAGGCTCTGATATTGAGCCGGTAGACATCATAACATTCGGCTCTCCTTGCCAGGATATGTCTTTGGCAGGGAAGAGGGCGGGACTTGACGGTTCACGCTCAAGCCTTTTTTATGAGGCAGTAAGAATAGTAAAGGAAATGAGGTGCAGGACAAATGGGCAATACCCAAGATACATCGTCTGGGAAAATGTCACGGGAGCGTTCTCCTCAAATAAAGGCGAAGATTTCCGGGCGGTCCTTGAGGCAGTCGCATCCATCGCTGAGGAAGTTCCCCAGGTGCCTATGCCTGAGAAAGGCAAGTGGCCATACGCTGATGTGCTCATGGGAGACGGATGGAGCATTGCGTACAGAACTTTTGACGCTCAATACTGGGGAGTACCCCAGCGTAGACGCAGAATCTACCTTGTCGCAGATTTTGCAGGACAAAGTGCCAAGAAAATATTATTTGAGCCAGAAGGCCTGCAAGGGGATACTGACACGGGCAAGGAGCAGGGGGAAGAAACTGCCGGCCATACTGGAGGAAGCATTGGCGGCACAGGCGGAGACAGATGCAAGGAGCTAGTGCTTAATGATCAGGGCGGGCAAAGGATGGATGTAACCATGGGAGTAACACAGACTTTGCGGGCGACAGCCAACCATCCGCCGCTAGTTTTTGAGAACCATGGTCAGGACTCAAGATTTACCGGGCCTTTGGATAAGTCACAGACAGTTCTCGCCACCTTTGGCATGGGAGGCAATAATCAGCCGTTCGTGGTTGAAAATTTCAGGTGCTTTGATGTTCGTTTCACTTCATTGGGAACGCAGAACATAAGGCACAACTGCTATGAAACGAAAACCGCAAGAACAATAGATACGGGAGGAAATTCTCCTGACTCTAATCAGGGCGGTGTTGCTGTCGTTTCTTTGCAGGGCTCTATGATTGGCAGGAGCGAGAAGAACGGGCCGCGGGGTGATGGGATAAACAAGGATGTGTCATTCACCCTGAACACGGTTGACCGTCATGCAGTGGTCTATGCCCTTGACCGGGTGGCTACGGATGGAAGCAAAAAATTCAAAGGTACGATGGGAATAACTGAAAATGGCGTGAACCCTACCCTTATAGCAAGAGGTCCAACTTCTGTGGGAGTTCCCACCTATTCCATGACCACGGGAAGCTTTGCCCAGGTCAACAAGGAAAAGGCTCCCACGCTTGCAGCGAGGGACTATAAGGACGCTCCCATTGTTAACGTCGGGGATAACTGCAGATATATAGTCCGCAGGCTCACACCGACAGAGTGCGCAAGGCTGCAGGGATTCCCGGATAACTGGTGCAGTAATCTTGGAACGGAAAATCCTGCAATGGATGAACTGCGTTTCTGGTATAACGTCTTTGCCGATTACGGCAAGGTTATGGGGAAGAAACCAAAGAGCCTTAAAGCTATAGCCACATGGCTTAAGAATCCGCATTCCGATTCTGCCGAGTACAAGATGTGGGGAAACGGCGTTGCCTTGCCGTGTGTTGTTTTTGTCCTGAAAAGAATACAAGATATCTCACATAAACAGCTTGCTATTATTGACACTAAGAGTGATATATGTAGTACCAAAACAAAAGAGGAGGTACTGCAGAATGAGAATTAATTACAACGTAAAAGGAAACGAAAGGAAAGAATTAGTGAAGGCGGTCAGCGAGGTTTTGATTTGCAAGGCTAAGTACTTGGGAGCACCGAGTTTTTCCTACGAAGTAGGCGGCTGCACAATTGACAGGAACGGGGTTGTTGAAACTCCTAAAGCCAGTGACTTCGCAATAAAGAGTTTCATTGAGGACTTGGCTGCGAAAGGGTTTACTGCTGAACAGGAAACTGTAGAAGAAGCTGAAACGGATGAGGAACCGCAACAAATAGCTCTCACCATTCAGATGCCCAAGACGCTTTTTACACCAGAGTCCATTGAAAACCTTAACAGGCTGCTGGAGGCCAAAGGAACCCTGATTCAAAAGGCACTAGGCCTTCAGGAACTTCCCGAGGCGGTAGACGAAGGCGACAAGCTTTCCTTCCCATGGTTCAAGGTAGACCAGAAGGACGCAGATTTGGTTGAAGCCTACGGTAAGCTGGTATGCGCTTTGTGCGACATGGCTAGCAAGCAAAAGCGGGTTACAACAAAAGAGCAGCATCCTGCCAACGAAAAGTATGCATTCAGATGTTTCTTGCTGAGGCTAGGCTTCATAGGCTCGGAGTGCAAAAAAGTCAGATCCACATTGTTAAAGAACCTAAGCGGTTCTTCAGCCTGGAAGGATGGTGTTAAACATGAGAATGCCTAGCCGAGAGATTGTGGAACAGCTGAGAAAAGATTACCCAATCGGCTGCAAAGTGAAACTTCTAAAAATGGATGATGCCCAGGCACCTCCACTAGGCACCAAGGGAACTGTTGTAGGAGTGGATGACACCGGTTCGATAATGGTTGATTGGGACAACGGCTCGGGACTTAACGTTGTGTACGGAGAGGACTACTGCAGGAGGATAAGCCATGAATAAAACTAAAATTAAAAAACAGATACTCGCCATCCGTGCCACGGGCAAAACCAATATGTTTGATACCAATATGGTGCAAGTTATCGCAAATGCCAACGGTTACTATGAACTAGTTATTTTCATTGAAGAACACAAAAAAGAGTATGTGCAATTCATCCTTACGGGAGAACTGTAGAAGTATACGGTATCTTTCACTGTATTCGCTTGCTATTATTGTGCGAAAAGAGTGATTAATACACTAAGCAAAGAACATAAGGAGGAATGCACAATGTGGTCAGAAGGAACGATTTTAATTCGAGGCAAGGTTTACAGGTACTCTGTAAAGCACTATGAATTGAGTTCTGATTATGGGATTAACAGAGGCAGGATTTCCAAGCTTTTTGTAACAAGAGAAGACATGGTAGTTTTGAACTATGATCGGGGCTGGGATACGGTAGCTGAAGATGAAGGCACGGAGCTTTGCCTAGCAATTTTGATGAAGAAGTATAACTGAGGATTATACATATATAACCTACGGTTATATCAGGAGGCTACGAAATGAAAACCCAAAGTGAACTTTCAATAATTGGCAAAAAGACTGAAGAATTACAAGAGCTGCTTGGAAATATTAGTTGTGAGACTATTGATGAACTCAAGAAACAAAAGGGGAAAGTCGAATATAAGTATGATGATTTTGAGAAACTGAGCCGGCTTTTCGGTGAGGTCGAGTACTTATTTGATATTCTGGACGGCAAGGATCCGACAGAATTAGAAGAATAAAATTAAAGTATACGAGATACTTGCACATATTTGCTTGCTATTAGTGTTGAAAATAGTGATTAATACACTAAGCAAAAAACTTAAGGAGGCAAGCAAAAATGAAAAAAATTTACTGGATTGAGGATTTAAAGGCAAAGGGAGAATTCAAACTTAGCGACCATAAAATCAACTACGCAATTTACTGGGCATACAATGAAAGTATGGAAGCAGAGAATGAAACACTTAATTTCGGGGATGTTATTTGGGAGCATGATACAGAGACAATAATTGCATTTTGCAAGGAGAATAACATAGGTCACATCACAATAAGCAGCACATTCTCAGGACTTATTAATGTTTTAGCAAAACTTGAAGAGCTAGGCTGCAAGATGGACGGACTCACAAAGGTCAATAAACGCTGGACGGACATTGCAACGGGCAAGCATGAGCAGATTCCCGCAATCAAAATCATCATTGGATAGGAGGAAGCTTATTATGAACGATGAGAAACTTACGAAAGAGTACATGATAAGGAACTTCTGGAAGGAATACATTGAAGGTTCCGGTTGGGAGCCGGGCAGCGAGGATGAGGGCTCAATGAAAACCATCTGGGAAGATGTGCTTGACTCCCTTATTGAAGATGGCTACCTGCCTGATAAAGCTAAGAAGTGGGAATGCCCATACACAGAAAAAGGGAAGCTGAAAAAGAAGTTTGCTAAATATTTTTAAACAAAAAAGACACAGGGCCTTAAGGCTCTGTATCTCGTAGAGTCGCTGAGAAGCGGCTATTTTTTATGCCCGAAGGGAGGGGAGGCCGTTGAAGTGATGAAAAAGCTAGAAAAATATAAGCCTACGAAGTTCATGGCCGAGGACTCTGTTTATGATAAAGCGGCAGCAGATTATGCCGTTGGTTTTATAGAGTGCCTGCACCATACCAAAGGCACCTGGGCCGGTAAACCTTTCGAGCTTATAGACTGGCAGGAAAAGATTATACGCGACCTCTTTGGTACGCTTAAGCCAAATGGGTATAGGCAGTTTAACACGGCGTATATTGAGATAGCTAAAAAGAACGGGAAGTCTGAACTTGCTGCTGCTGTTGCACTTCTCCTGTGTTGTGGAGATGGGGAGCAAAGGGCAGAAGTTTATGGCTGCGCGGCAGACCGTGGCCAGGCTACTATCGTATTTGACGTGGCAGCCGACATGGTAAGAATGTGTCCTGCCTTAAATAAAAGGGTTAAGATACTGGCCTCTCAAAAGAGGCTTATTTATTTGCCCACTAAAAGCTTTTATCAGGTTCTTTCTGCTGAGGCTTACTCCAAGCATGGTTTTAATATTCATGGAGTTATCTTTGATGAGCTGCATACCCAGCCAAATAGAAAACTTTTTGATGTAATGACTAAAGGTTCAGGCGATGCCCGTATGCAGCCTTTGTACTTTCTTATTACTACAGCAGGAACGGATACCAATTCCATCTGTTATGAGACTCACCAGAAGGCTAAGGATATATTGGTGGGCCGCAAGCACGACAAGACTTTTTACCCTGTTATTTACGGTGCTAATGAAACAGACGATTGGACCAGCCCTGAAGTATGGAAAAAGGCAAATCCCTCTCTTGGTATAACCATTGGCATGGATAAGGTCATAGCAGCCTGTGAGTCAGCAAAAGAAAATCCGGGTGAAGAGAATTCCTTTAGACAGCTGAGGTTAGACCAATGGGTAAAGCAGTCCATTCGGTGGATGCCAATGGCAAAGTGGGATGCCTGTGCTTTCCCTGTAAATGCTAAAGACTTGGAAGGGAGAATGTGCTATGGCGGTCTGGACTTATCTTCTACCACAGATATAACGGCTTTTGTTCTCGTGTTTCCACCTGAGGACGAAGACGATAAATATATAATCCTGCCATATTTCTGGGTACCAGAGGAAACGCTAGACCTTAGGGTAAGACGTGACCACGTGCCTTATGACATCTGGCAGAAGCAGGGTTTCATTCAGACTACAGAAGGGAACGTGGTGCATTATGGCTACATAGAGCAGTTCATAGAAAAGTTGGGCGAGAAGTATAACATAAAGGAAATAGCCTTTGACCGTTGGGGTGCTGTGCAAATGACGCAGAACCTTGAGGGCATGGGTTTCACTGTTGTACCTTTTGGCCAGGGCTACAAAGATATGTCCCCACCGACCAAGGAACTAATGAAGCTGACGCTAGAGCAGAAACTTGCTCATGGCGGGCATCCTGTATTGCGTTGGATGATGGACAACATCTTCATTCGGACGGATCCTGCCGGCAACATCAAAGCTGATAAGGAAAAGTCCACGGAGAAAATAGACGGTGCCGTAGCTACTATCATGGCATTGGACAGAGCATTAAGAAATGATGGCGGAGGTGGTTCTATTTATGACGGAAGAGGACTTTTGGTATTGTGATATAAGATGCCTAAGGGTATAATAATAGCATAAAATACTTTTGGGGGGTGTTATTTTGAAAGGTAAAATTTCAAAAAAGACTTTTGTGAGTGTTTTGATGATACTGTGTTCCATGATTTTTAACACTTTTGCACTTGCTTATCCAGGAGAGATGAATAGTGCAATGAGACGATTAAATTATATGCAGGGAAGCTGGTACGATTTATCAGGGAGAGAGGCATATTTGTTTAGCAATGGAACTGTTAACGGGTATCAGATTAATAATTTGTATGATGTTGCAGGCGGTGGCGGAGACTTTGGGTGTAAATTGGGCGTCATTGTTAACGGAAACCAAGAAGCATGGCAATTGAGTTTCACAAATTTATCTGCTGGCCCAAGTGATTATCATCAATATATGACAATTGCTCAAAATGTTTATAGAAGATCTTCTAGTCCAAGGTATTATGAGTCAATAGGTGGAATATTTTTAGGAATGCCTTTGAACCAACTTCTTTCTTTGTATGGGAAACCTTCGCTTGCCAGAAACAATGGGCATGGTTTATTAAACCTTGGATATGCGAATCTGGGCTTAGAGATAGATGTTAGGCATAACATAGTTACCCAGATTACTATTTATCCTTTTGGGGATAGAGCATTTGATAGAAGTGGATTAAACGCTAATAATACTGCTTCAGAGTATGCTGATGCTTATGGTATGAATAGACAACCTGGAAATTATGCCACGGGAATTGGTTATAAAGAGTATATTTGGTTTAGAGAATCTCCCAAAAGCGTAACTTTAAGTTTATATTGGAATTAAAATTTGTTTCATCAAGCACTTATGCAAATAGCATAGGTGCTATTTTTATGCCCAAAATTAAGGAGGTGGTCGAGATTTTCAACTCAATAAGCAAAATTTTCAAATCAAGAGATAAACCAATGAACAGCTTGGGGAGATACTTCTTCTGGGGAAGTTCCTCAAGCGGCAAGATGGTGACGGAACGTTCTTCCATGCAGATGACGGCGGTATATTCCTGCGTCAGGATTCTGGCGGAGGCGGTGGCAGGCCTACCGCTTCACATGTATAAGTACAATGACAGCGGTGGCAAGGAAAAAGCGACGAGCCATCCGCTGTATTTTTTACTTCATGATGAGCCTAACCCGGAGATGACTTCCTTTGTTTTTAGGGAAACACTAATGACACATCTTTTACTGTGGGGTAATGCCTATGCCCAGATTATTCGTAACGGCAAAGGCGAAGTTGTGGCCCTGTACCCACTAATGCCTAACCGCATGACCGTGGATAGGGATTCACAAGGAAGGCTCTACTACCAATACTACCGTGGCCTGGACGAAGCGAAAATCAACAAAGAGAACATTGTGGTTTTATCGCCACAGGATGTTCTGCATATTCCGGGTTTAGGTTTTGACGGTATTATCGGCTATTCTCCTATAGCAATGGCCAAGAATGCTGTGGGAATGGCTATAGCCTGTGAGGAATACGGAGCCAAGTTCTTTGCTAATGGGGCAGCGCCAGGAGGTGTGTTAGAGCATCCGGGTATCGTAAAGGATCCGGAGCGGGTAAGGGAGAGCTGGAACTCCGTGTATCAGGGAACTGGCAACGCCCATAAGATAGCAGTCCTGGAAGAAGGCATGAAATATACACCGATTGGTATTTCGCCAGAACAGGCACAGTTTTTAGAAACAAGAAAATTTCAGATTAACGAGATAGCTCGAATTTTTAGGGTACCGCCTCATATGGTAGGAGACCTTGAGAAGTCGAGCTTTTCTAATATAGAACAGCAGTCCCTAGAATTTGTGAAATACACTTTAGAGCCGTGGCTCGTGCGTTGGGAGCAGGCAATGGTAAGAAGCCTCCTGTCTCGTGAAGCCAAAAAGGAATATTTCATAAAGTTCAACGTAGACGGTCTTTTGCGTGGCGATTACCAGAGCCGTATGAGCGGCTATGCCGTGGCTAGGCAAAACGGCTGGATGAGCGCCAATGATATCAGGGAGATGGAGAACCTAGACCAGATACCGGAAGAAGAAGGCGGTAATTTATACCTTGTGAATGGGAATATGGCCAAGCTTTCTGAGGCGGGACTTGCGTATGAAAAACAGAAAAAGGAGGGAACCAATGAAGAAGTTTTGGAAGTGGAAAAACAAAACAGTAACAAACAAAGAAAATGAGGAAGTTGAGGAAAGAACCTTGTTCTTAAACGGCACTATTGCCGAGACATCCTGGTTTGACGATGATGTGACGCCTAAAATCTTCAAAGATGAGCTTATGGCGGGTACTGGTGACATTACCATCTGGATTAATTCTCCCGGCGGTGACTGCGTGGCAGCAGCACAGATATACAACATGCTCATGGAATACAAAGGCAATGTGACGGTCAAAATTGACGGTATGGCTGCAAGCGCGGCCTCGGTTATTGCCATGGCGGGAACGAAGGTCCTTATGTCTCCCGTGTCCATGCTCATGATTCATAACCCGGCCACTCTTGCCTTTGGTGACAAGTCAGAATTTCAAAAGGCAATCGACATGCTCTCTGAAGTTAAGGAGAGCATTATTAATGCCTATGAGATTAAGACGGGCCTGCCAAGGGTAAAGCTTGCCCATCTTATGGATGACGAAAGCTGGATGAATGCCAATAAGGCATTGGAATTAGGATTTGCTGACGACATCATGAAGCGGGAAGACAAGGACGGAGTAGAGCAGCCGGAAGTATCCATGTTGTTTTCAAAGACTGTTGTGGTAAACAGCCTGAAAGATAAAATTACCAAAATGTGCCATATTGAGGCACCCGAACCAAAGGAACGCTCGGTAGATGACTGCCTGGCTGAACTTAATAAACTGAAACACCACATTTGAGGAGGAATAAAACTATGAATATTATTGAATTACGTGAGAAAAGAGCAAAGGCATGGGAAGCAACCAAGGCATTTTTGGAATCCCATAGAACAGAAAAAGGCACCCTTACTGCTGAGGATGATGCCACCTATGGACGTATGATGAAAGACATTGACGACTTGGGCAAGGAAATCCAGCGGATGGAAAGACAGGAAGCCTTAGATAAAGAAATGGCTAAACCCATTAACATTCCTATCACCGGCAAACCTGGACAGGGAGAGGAAGACGAAAAGGCGAAACCTGCCAGAGCCAGAAAAGACTATGCAAAAGATTTGTTAAAAGCTATGCGCACCAATTTTAAACAGGTAAGCAACCTCCTGCAGGAAGGCGTGGACGCAGACGGCGGTTACTTAGTCCCTGAGGAGTACGATAAGCGCATCATCGACATCTTAGATGAAGAAAACATCATGCGTAAACTGGGACATGGTCTTACCACCAGCGGTGAGCATAAGATTAACATCGCTGCTACTAAGCCTGCTGCTGCATGGATTGAAGAAGGCGGTTCCTTAACTTTTGGGGACGCTACCTTTAAACAGATTTTGCTGGATGCCCATAAGCTTCATGTAGCCATCAAGATCACCGAGGAATTGCTCTATGACAATGCCTTTAACCTTGACAGCTATATCATTACTGAATTTGGCAAGGCTCTGGCTAATGCGGAAGAAGACGCCTTCTTAAACGGAGATGGCACAGGAAAGCCTCTGGGTCTGTTCGCGGAAACAGGTGGTGGGGACGTGGCAGGTACTTTAACTGCGGCTATTAAGTCTGACGATATGCTTGACTTGGTATATGCCTTAAAGCGTCCTTACAGAAAATCTGCGTCCTTTATTTTGAACGATACTATCTTAGCAACCTTGCGTAAGCTAAAGGACAATAATGGCGCATATATGTGGCAGCCTTCCTACCAGGCAGGAGAGCCAGATAAAATTCTGGGGTATCCCATATATACGTCTGCCTTTGCTCCTGAGAAGGCCATTTCTTTCGGTGACTACAGCTATTACAACATCGGTGACAGAGGGACTCGTTCCATCTCTGAATTAAGGGAACTCTTTGCCGGTAATGGCATGATCGCCTATGTGGCTAAGGAACGGGTGGATGGCAAGCTGGTATTGCCGGAAGCCGTGAAGATTTTAAAGCTTAAGGCTGACGCTTAAGGAGGCATAGATGGATCTCTTGGTAACAGTAGCTGAAGCTAAGGAGTACATAAGGGTTGACGGGGATGGGGAGGACGGCCTCATCTCCTCCCTTATTCTTTTGGCTCAGCAGTATGTGAATAACGTTTTAAAGTGGGAAGTCACAAAAGAGACGATGGAGCCTTCCATAAGACTTGCCATTATCCTTGTGACGGAACATTTCTATGAGGAGCGCAGTGGTGAGGATATCCCGGATGCGGTGCTTACTCTCTTAAGGCCCTACAGGAAAGTCGGGTGGTAGTAATGAACCCAGGACAGTTAAACAGCAGGATTGAACTTAAGCACTTAGTAAAAGAGGACGATGAGTCAGGCGGCTACGAGGAAAAGTATGAGACATACGCCTCGGTCTGGGCCAAAGTAGTGAATAAGACAGCTAAGAAGGAATGGGAGGCAGAAGAAGAGGTTTCTTTTGCCGATTTTGAGATAACCATCCGGTTTAGGCGGGACACGCTATATACGGACCGGATTGTCTTTGGCGAGAGGATATTTGAACAGATAGCCCCGGCCATAGACATCATGGAAAAGCACAGGTATTTAAAAATCTTAGCGAGGGAGGCAGACAAGTGACCTATTCAGAAATAAAAATCGAAGGCTACGAAAGGACTCTGTCTTTCTTTCAGACGGCAAAGCTCAGATCTTCTGACAAGGTCATGGAGATCTGTAAAAGTGGCGCCCAGGAGGTAAGGACGCTAGGTAGGAAACGGGCACCTAAGGAGACGGGCAAACTCAGGAAGAGCATCCGTGTCAAAAAGTGCAAGACAGGCGATGGCTATATGGCCAAGGCTTATTCCTACATGGCTCATTTTCATGAGTACGGCACGAAGCGGGGCATCAAGGCTAAGAAGTTCATGGACAAAGCAAGGGAAGAAGTCCTGCCGAGAGTGCAGAAGGACCTTATCCAGGCCATTAAGGATGTGGTGGATGACAAATGAACCTGCAGGATATTAACACAACCTTGTTCGCAAGGTTAAAACTAATAAAGGCATGCCCTGTGTATGACAGCGTAATGCCCAACAAAAAAAGACCGTACATAGCATTGGGCGAAACCACAAGCCTGCCCTGGGACACCAAGACCAGCAAGGGATATGAAGTATCCTGCGAGGTGCTGGTTTATTCGGACTACAAAGGAGACAAGGAAGTAAACCTCATAGCGGATGAGCTGTACGAACTTTTTAAGGATAAGCTGGTTTTGCCGGAAGGCATGAAGGTAATAAAGCAAAGCATTGAGGAAGGCTCTGTAGATAGATTAGAAGACTACAGGGAGTGCGTTTTTAATATTAGACTATTAATTTTTAAGGAGGAATGACAATGAGCGGAACACCGGTAGATGGCGTAGATTTTTTGATTTCCGTGAACACGGGCACAGACACTGAACCCAGTTATCAGGTGCTGGGTGGACAGAGAAGCGCCACTTTTAAGAGACAGGCTGACGAGATAGATGCCAGCTCTAAAACAAGCGAGGGGTGGAAAGATACTATTCCTGGCCTGAGAAGCTGGGGTATTGAGGCAGATGCGTTAATCTTAGAAAATGATGCGGCCTATGCCAAGCTTGACGAATGCTATATGAACCGTACTTATGTAATGGTTAAGTATTCCAGAAAAGATGGTTCTGCCTGGTCGGGGAAGGCAACTATCACAGATTTAAGTGAATCTTCTCCCCATAATGATGTGGCGACCTATACTCTCACATTATCCGGCATAGGTAAGCCAACCAAGGAAACGGCATAGGAGGAAGGATTAGATGAAAACTATTTACATCACATTAGGCGGAGAGGAAAGGCCTCTCCGTTATGACATAAACGCAGTAACGGATATTGAGACTGTTTTCGGGGGCAGGAGCCTTTTGACCATGCTGGCAAATCCTGCCTTCTTCGGCTTTTCCCTGATCCGTGCCATGCTGTGGGGAGGTTTAAAGCATAGGATTAAGGGCCTTACCTTAGACCGGACAGGCCTTATGATGCAGGAATACATAGAAGGCGGTGGTTCTTTGCAGGAACTTTCCGTAAAGATTAACGAGGCATTGGTTGAGGCAGGTATTTTTAAGGAAGACAAGGACGAGGAGCCTAGTGAGGGAAACCCGCCCAGTCCTGCAGTGAATACAGAAAAGAAATAGAGCCGGCTGCCCTTGTGGAACTGGGGCTTAGGCCCTGGGAAATAGGAAAGTATACAGTCGCGGAATTAAGATGCGCCTTTAAGAAAAAAGCAGAGAAGCAGAAGTCTGAATACATCTTACAGGCTCAGATGCTTGTCGCTCTTATTAACGCCTGCGGTTGTAACTTAAAGAAGGCAGTTTCATTGCAGGACCTTATAGGCTTTGAGCCTGAAAAGGAGAAGCCAAAGAAAGAAAAGACGAAAGACGAACTGGAAGACGAATTGCATTTTCTGAAGACAAAACTCAAAGGAGGCGGGGCAGATGTCGGTAGCAAGTAAGACAATGACGGTATTCGTAAGGGCGAATATCCAGAACTTTGCATCCCAGATGGGGAACGTGGAAAAAACCCTTAAGAAAACACTGGGCAAGAACGGCTACGACATGAGCCGTAAATTTGCCGAGGGCTTAGGCATTGCTGCCGCAGCCTTAGGTGCTTTCGGCGTGGCAGCCGTTAAGATG